GACTGGCCGACCATCCCGCAACTCTATGTCAAGGAAGAGTTCATCGGCGGTGCCGACATCGTACGCGAACTGTTCCAGAACGGCGAGCTTAAGACGCTTCTGACGGAAAAAGGCGTGATAGAGGCCTGAAAAATCAGGCCAACAAAAAAACCCCGGAAGGCGGACCTTCCGGGGTTTTTCTTTGTCGTCACTGACGCAGACTATTACGAGGAGTAATTCTCACAAATACACAAATCATTATATTTCAATGATTTAATATTCAAACATGTGCGACTTGGCTGTAATATCGCATAGCAAGTCGCACGCAACGGCAGTAAGACGCTTCCTATTGCCGTCGCGCATGGCGCTATGTCGGATTACGACACCGCCCCCAGCTCGGCATCGACGGTGACGTTACCGGTTTTCGGCGCTGTCACACGCCCGAGGCGGAAACCGTCAGAGCAAATGAACAGCAGCACCGCACCATCGAGATACGCACGGGCGGCGTTGAAATAGCCGTTGGCGACCACGGTCGCCAAGGTGTCTGCACCAGCGTTGTAAAAGAAGAGGCCGGGGGTCGGAACGTCCGAACCATCCAGCGGCGGCAGGTTTGAAAGCTTGGTCAAACCCTTTTCATTATAGGCCATGTTGTAATCTCCATTGCATCGGGAAACACACCATGCCGCGCCGGCATACAGGGCAACGCTATTTAAAAAGCAGCGCCATAATGATGGCGAACATGCAGGCACCGATGCCCAGGGCGCCTTTCCAGAGGAAATCATAAATCCCTTTGATGTCCGCCTTCCGTTCTTTAGCGCTCTCTGTGATCATAGTCTTGATTGCCTGAAACTCATCGCGGGTCTGACGGCTGGCTTCGGCTATGGCCTGATAACGTTCCGAACACAGATCCTCATGCGCCGCGATTTTATCATGCGCTCGCCTCGCCTCAGCAAAAGCCGCTCCCGCCGTCGGTCGCTCTGTCACCTACCCGCCCCCTTCGTCTTCTCATAGGTCCGAAACCCGGCATAGCCGACATAGCCCGCCCCAAACAGGGCATAGAGGCTGTCGGGAATGGCCGCGAGCCATGACTTAAATCCCGTCGCTATGTTGGCCGCCACTTCCGGATTGACCGCTGACACGATCCCCATCGGCAGGCCCGCCAGAAGCATGATGTAGATGACGTACATAAACGACGGTCGCGCCCGCGATGTCCACGGATCGGCGCTTTGCGCCTCGGCGCGGATGGCGCTCATGGCTTCTTCAAGCTCTTTGAACTCACCCGCCTGTTGCGCCTTCAGCAATTCCAGCTTGGCTTGATCGCGCGCCACCGGATCGGGGATAACCTTATCCAGAATTTTAGCGCCGTAGCCGAAGATATCATCGAGGCCCATCAGTTCCCTCCGAAACCGCGATACGCGGCGGCCAGTTTTTCATGATACCTGTTGTCGCGGAACGCCGACCCATTATAGCCGCGCGCAAACGCCACCCATCCATCGGCCTCACGCCCACCGCGTTGCAGCGCAGGCAACAGGCCGGTGTTGCGAATGAAATTTTCAAAGGCGATCAGTTGCGCCGCCTCATCGCGGTTCACGGCCTGCACATAGCCGAACACATCATCAAAGCCCGCCGCCTTGTGGTTTTCGCCCATGATCTGGAAAAGGCCATAGGACGCGGCCTTAAGACCGGCTTCCGGGTCAAGGCTGATAGCCTTCATGTGTTGCTGATGACGCAGGGCTTCCGTCTTCGGATATTTGGTCCGATCCCAAAACGGATAACTAATGTGCGGATAGCGTTCGTCAAACCGCCGATCCGTGAGTTTTGAGAACCGGTGTGGCTCGAACAGCTTTTTGGCCATGCCGTTTGAAAACCCATCGCCCGACGCCTCGACCTGACGCACGGCCTTGACGTGTTCGACACTGACCCCAAGGCGGCGGGCCGCACCCCGGAAATCGGCCTCAGACAGCTTCGTATCCGGCCCAGCACGAAACCACGCTTCGGTCGCCGCTTCGGTATTGCTACCCCAAAGACCGTCAATCGGCCCCGGATCGAAGCCCGCCGCCTTAAGGCGTGTCTGAAATTCCTTACGATCCATGTCCCTACTCCGCCTGATAGGCTTCAACTGCGGCTACAGCAGCGGCTTTTGTAGGATACTGACCGATCGGTTCCCGATCGCGGTCCAGATGATTGCGGAAGGCCAGCCAAGGTGACGTCTCCGTTTGCGCGCGCTTGTCGTCAGCGCAACGGACGCCGCCAATAACCACACCCGTATCGGATACTACGTCATAGGTCTCATAATGAGCCCAGTCGCCCCATGTCTTCAGTTCGGTCATCTTATTCATCCGTTATGAAATCAAAAGAATAGCCCAGCACCACAGTGCCAGACCCGGTGTCGAGATTAACGACCTCCAGATTGGTGCCATTGGTCTTTTTCAGCGTCACCGTGGCCTGTGACGGCGCGCTCGGGCGACCGGTGATGGCGCGTACGTCGCCATCAACAGGCAAAGCGGGCATCCCGGTAAAATTTTGAATGGCGTCAACGACTGCCGCCGCACCATAGGACGAAAACGAAGCTGAAAACGGATGCGGCACGCTTAAAAAGACAGCTCCACTGGCGTCACCCACGCCGGTGATTTCAACATAGCCCGACCCTTTCACGCACCGTCCATTGCGAGTATAGGTTCCTGAGCGCGTGCCATAGGTGAAGCCACCACCAGATTGGGCCGACACTACGGGCACGAAGCCGTATACATCATCCCACAGCGCGGCTTGGCGCGGCACCGGCGTCAGTGGCCCCGAAGGCGTGATCGCGCTGTCGCCGCGCCGCAACAGGGCCTCCCCCCCCAAAAGCACCGTCTGACCGTCACACGTCGAATTGGTCAGGGTAGAGGTATAGACCGCGTAGAAATCAATATGATCGCTAAAGGCTTCGTAGTGGATATGAAAGAAATCCTCGGCCTCAGAGGTGCAGGAAGCCATCAGCACCTTCGCCATCACATTTCCATCGGCACGCACCAGTTGCAGCAGCGCCAGATGTTGCCCGCCATCGACACCCTGAGTGACACCGGCGCATGAGACCCACAGCATGGAGCCTGTATAGGTCGCCATCTCCACACGCCCGATGTGCATGACCGCGTTCGTTCCAGCCGACAAACCGCCGCGCACCACACCTTTCTTCTGGTCGCTGATCGCTTGACCATAAGAGCGAAGACCATAACCGGGCTTCCATGTGCGATTGGACGGAGTGTCGCCGCCATAGGTGGCGTTATCAAGCGTGTTAAAGAGTATATCGGGGGCAGGCACGAAGCGAAGCCCGTCAATAGCTCCGGCATCAATCTGCGTATTTTCATTCACCCGCGCATTGTTGATCAGCATATTGCCATGGATCGACATCAACGCGGCGCGATAGGCGGTGATGTGGCCGCTGACGATAATGTCCTGCGCCACAAATCCGTAACCGCCTTCTACACGCACATGGGCCGGATCAGGATCGAGATCACCCGCGTGCGGTTCGATGGTGAGCGCAATATTACCGCGCGGATCCTCATGCAAATTGCCCGTGCCGGAGCCGTAGCGCATCCTGACGCCGTATTTAGCATTAATGATGCCCGGGCTGTAGTAAGTGCAGATGCGCCGGAAGGTGGTGTTGTTCAGCAGGTTTTCGTTGCCGTAGATCGAGGCATGCCATTTCAGATCGTTGTCGATACCGGTATAAAAACCAACGAACTCAATGTCCTGAAAGAGGTTCTGCTCAAAATAGGGAATAGTGCCTACGCCGTCAAATTCCGGCCCGGTAACCTTTATAGCTGAGCTATTGAGACCCACCCCAGACAGTTCGTTGACAAGGCGAAACCCTTTCCAGGTGATATTGGATTTATAGCCGCTTATCGTGAACTGGATCATCGGCGCGTCCAGACCCGTGGTCTTTAACACGCTGTCGCTGCCCCAGCCGAAAATGCTACACACACCGTTAACATTTACCGTGCGGGTGAAGCGCTTGGCGACGCCCGTCGGAATAAGAAGCGCCTTCTCTTCGTCACAGCACCTCTGGATCAGCACATGTAGCGCGTCAGTCCAGTCAGCATTGGGCAGGCTCGCATCCACATCGCTAACGGATAAAAACATGCCCAGCGCCACGTTACCGCGCGCCGTCTCCCGGTTAGCCAGATTGGACAGGAGCAAGTCGCTGCGCTCCGCCAGCGCGATTTGCTGCGGCGTGGATACCGGCATGTTGCCGCCGTAGACGCCCCAGTCGTCATTGTCCGTTCCGCCTATCAATTGATAGGTCTGGTTATCATCCGTAACGTGGACGAGCATCCCGACGCGTCGGCGCTTGAGCGGTATGGCATTGCGCGCGGCGATCGTGGCGACCGTACGATAACCGCCCCGGCCATAGGCTTCATCATGGGTTTCGTACTCGTCCGCGTCGGTAAAAGGCACGATCGGCGCGGCAAGATTGGTTCCGGTCAGCGCGGCCATCAGAATGTCACCCCGATATTAGCACCCGTCTGGATGTCATTGAAACGCAAGATTTTATAGGTGGCGAGGCTCCCGGATGCGTTGGTCACGTCCTGATCCTCGATTGTGAACGCCGTAAAGGCCAACCCGCCGACGGTTATGCTTGTCGGCACGCCCCAGGCGGCGGGCCAGCACACGACCGGATAACGCCCGCCCGTGCAGTCGAAGACGAGGCCCGCGCGCAGATAATCCGTGTCGAACTCGCCGGTTAAGGCCAGCACCTCGGCATTGGTCAGCGCCACGCCCGCAGCCTTTGTCGTCACCCCGTAATAGCGGCGGCGGCGGAAGGCGACGCTGGCTGTCGCCGTGCGATCGGCAAAGCCGTTGCTCACCGTCAAAATCCACGACTTGTCGGCATTGGCATTGCCTGCGCCGAACGTGCGCACGGTGACGGGAGCAACCGCGCCGATACCTTGGTTAATCGACTGCGAAACCGGGTTCTGACTGAGTGTCCAGTTAAGCGTGATGGCCGGGTTCGACCCGACCTCCGCCACATTGGGGGTGGCCGAAAAAGCAGAAATGGTCAGCGGGTTCTCAAGCGCCGCCACCCGCGCAGGCAGGTTTTCGGTATCGTTCTCAAAAAATTCAATGATATCCGCCTTGGTCTGAAGCGCGACCGCCTCGCTATTGGCCGCTGCCTCGACATTGGCGGCAATAGCGGCTTCGGCTATGGCTTGCTGGTTCTGAAGATCATCGACGCCAGCACCCGCATAAGCATTGATATCTGTGATGGCCTGCGCACGGTTGGCCGCAATATCACCCAAAGACGCGGCACGGGACGTTTCAATTTCACTTAACGCCGCCGCGCTTGTGGTATCCAGTGCCGCCAGACCAGCGACTTCCCGCGCGGTAAGATTATCTGCGGCCTGCTGATAATTGTCTGCAATATCGGCAATGGCCTGTGCCGTCGCAGGATCTATTCCGTTGTAAAGTTCCTGCGACAAGTCCTTGAGGACCTGCGTTTCTTCCTTAAGAGTTACCACTTCGGCATGAAGGCTCTCAACCTCTTGCCGATTGCTGGCGGTGGCCTCCACATCAGCATCGAAGCCGGAAAGCGAGCGCGTCAGCGGCGTGACGCCATCATCTGCAAACCCCAGTATTTTTCCGGCACGATCGGCGGCGCGCGGCAAAACCGGACCGATCTCCCCAAGCGGAGCGACAAACCCGCGATCCGCATCCCGACGCAATTCCTGTAGCGCCATACCCTGCCGCGTAAACTCTTCTTCCGCTCGTTCCGTCCGAAGCGCGCCGCCATATTGAAAGGCTGTTTCACGCGCCTCGACCATCTTGCCGACGACGCGGATTACATCCCCCGCCTGCGCACCTACCGCCAGTCTGGCCGTAAAAAACGCTCCGCCGCCTGCCTGAGGTACAATGTTGACAATTGAAAAATCAGGCTGTTGCAGCCAGGTTTCGACGCCTGCACGGCGGCGCACCACATATATGCCGCGATAGGTTCCATCTGTGGCCTTAGGCGGCAAAAGAAAAGCGGCGGCAAAATCCGTCTGTCCGGCATAGGCCGTGACGGCATCGGTCAGGCGTGAACTGGCGGCGAGCGTGGTCATGCTCGCCACTTTTGCGTCAGGCCTTAAACGGCAACGCTATTGCGAGGTCGGCACCGGCTCGCCATTGGGCCACCATTGCTCTGAGCCCGTAGTCTTTTCCATATTGCGCGCGCGCGTGCGAAAACTCTCTTCGGCTTCGGGATCGAGCAGGATCTGCAACTGGTCCGCCACAGAGCGGTTCCAGACCGTGCGCGCCCACCAGAGTGATGACACGGGCGAATAGTTGCGCATGATCTGGGACGCATCCCGACCGATCCGCGCACCTTCTATAGCCTCACCAAAACTTTCGCCTTCATCAATGCCTTGCACGACTTCGCTAATATTCCCAACCGTCAGATTATAAGCATCTGATACCGCGGTTCCGACCGGGCCGTATGACGTAAGCGAAGAGGACTTTCCGTTACGCGCCTGCGCCGCATAGGCAAAATCCCCTAAGATGCCGACGCCGCCGCCCTGCGCCATCGCAGACTGCCAGAACGCAATATTAGCCTCGCCGGTCTCTTCATCGAACATGTCGCGCGGCGTATTCCCCTTGATCACCTCGCGCAACTGGATGCTCACCGCCCCCGCCAGCGTCAGTGCGGCGATCGTCGCCGCCGCGAAGCTAGCGGAATAAAGTGGCGCATTCCCCGACCGCACGGCCCTCAGCGCCGTCTCTTCGATCATCAGGTTGCTGGCCGTTAGCGAAAACGACCGGAACATGGCCCACGACCGGTCAAACTCGCCCTTCCATTCGCCGGGGCGGCTCGTTCCGATCAGCTTGGCTTGCGTCCACACACTGGTCTGCGGCACCGCCAGTCGCGCCTGCAACTCGATCATCTCCCCGACACGCATCCCCAGCTCGGCATCGGCAATATCCATCGGCCGCAAAAAGTCGGCCCCGGGCGCGGGCGACCATGCGGACGTCGCGCGAATAATGTCCCAATCCTGCGGCGTGAAGCCGCGCGCGTTCAAAAGCTCGGCAAAAACCTTGTCTTCCCTATCCGATGACGCGGCCATCTGCTGAAGCGTCATGCCCCGTTTATCGTGCAGGGCGCCCATGAACTCAAACCGGAAGGTGCGCTTTCGTGCGGCATCCCATCCCGTCATGCCTTGCGCCCGCATGACGAATGCCGGCAGACGACGCATAAAGGCGTTCATATTGCCGGTAACGTTCGCCCCAACACTCATCAGGCGCAAATTGTCCTGCGTCGCGCGCGCAAAACCATCGGTCGCCTGCTCGATGATAAATCCCGACCGGCGTGCATATCGCCGGTACTGCGGGCTCGCGATCATCTTCACCAGCGCGCTCATATCCCCCTTAACCGACAAACCGGACCAGGCGCGCCCGATCACCCCGAAAACCGGCGCACTGGGCACGTCCGAAATGATTGATGACCCCAGCATGGTCCCGGTGAGATAGGATCGCATCGACGCCCCAGCCTTGGCCAGATCGGCATTGACGGGCAGGCTGGCCTCCCCGGTGAAAAAATCCATCATATTCTGCGAGGTACGCAAATAACTTCGCGCTTTCTGTTCGGCGCCTTTGACACCATTCTTTTCTTCAATCGACGCTTCACGCGCGGCAAAATTCTTAAGCCACTCCCACTGATGATCCGGGTTCGGCCCCAAAAGCTGCATCTGGGCAATATCGCGCGCCATGTCATCAAGATGCCCCATCATGGCCTGATACGGGTCCGCCTGCCCCAGATCGCCCTGATACTTCATCCAGGCGTCGGCATCCTTGAAAATCAGGAAACGGTGCTCCTGCCTCTGGTTCCCCAGCTTGCCGCGCCCCATGCCCGCGCCCGGCTGACGATTGACGGCCCCGCTGGAGGCGATACTTTCCCACACATCTCCCAAAACGGCGGTAAGGCGGCGCGGCGCAAACGGCTGGCCCGTGGCGCGATCAATCATGCGCGCCGGATCAAGCAAAGGCTGCACATAGGCGACCCATTGCGCCTTGCCCATTTCGCGCACGCGGATCGTGTCATGGTGTTGCGGCAGGCCCCAGTCCCCCAGCTTGCCGATATTGCCGCCCGCGGCATTAAACATCTGACGCGCCATATCGGCGGTATCCGCCCACGCCTTCGCCAAAGCCTGCGCCACTTGATCGCCGGTATTCTGGCCAAAGGCTTCACGCACCACATTATCCATGTCAGCCCGGCCGGGCGTGTCAAAACCGAATTTGGTTTCAAACTTTTCGATGATCGCCGCCATATGCGCGTCGAACCGCCCACGGATTTCCCGATGACGCCCCACTAGTGACGGGAACGGTGCACCCGACAATCCCGGCTTGTTTTCGACCAACAACTCCAAAGCGCGCGCGGCTACCGCCTTATACTTGCCGCCGGGCGTCCCGCCCTGTGTCCATCCGCCCTTGGGGGCCCGACCGCCACCGCCCCCAAGCGCCTGCACACCGGCATAACCGCGGCGCGTTTTAAGGCCCGCAACACCATTCAGGATTTGCCGCCGCGCGCGGATCTGCAAAACCTGCTGGCGCTTGGTCTCAATCCGCGCGGCCTCAAGCGCGTCCATCGTGACCTTGGCCGCCTGACGATCGGCCTCCACGGGCGACAGGGTTTCCCCCAGCGCCTCGACCGCGTCATCATAGGTCTGCTGCGCCATCTCCGCCACATCGGCGTCGATCTCCCCCTTTGCCACCGCCTGAACAATACAGGATTTAAAATCCGCCATCACTGACCTCCCGGCGCGCACTGCGCCAACCGCGTCCGCGCGGTCTCAAATTTCACACTCTCATCCGGCATATCGTCGAACAATCCGCCCTGCATGGCGGCCTCGATCTCGGCGTCTTCCGGCTTCGGCTCAATCTGCGCCTTGGCCGCGGCCCCGTCCGGATCATCAAAGCCACTAAGGTGCGCCGTCGCTGGCGGCTGTGGATCAATGGTCTTCGCCCGCAAATCCTCCAGCGCCTCACCGTTTTTGATCGCCGTCTTGATCCGCTTCGTCAGGTCCTTCGCCACATCGCCGGCACGGCGGCCTTCCGTCACGGCTCTTGCGGCATCGGCAAAGGCCTCACCGATCGGCCCGGACCTGAGTGACAACCGGTTGACCACCTCCGCCGCCGCCAGATCAAGCTGAAGGCGCGCCTCATTCTCCGACCGCCTCAGCACATTTCCGCCCGCCTCAATTATATCGGCATTGCGCCCCAACTGCGCATAGACCTTGGCATCGCGCTTAAGCGACGACAGGATCGCCGCCTTAATCTTGGCCCGCGCTATGGTGGTGAGCTGCGGCGGCGCATGGCCAAACAAATCCGTCTGGATACCTTCCGCCGTCACCATGTCATCGAGCAGCGCCTCTTTCACCAGCGCACGCGCCTCATCAATCGACGTCGGGTCCGCCTCCTTCATCAGGCGGATCATGGCATCGTGCAAATCGCGCCGGTCTCCGGCCCAGGTGCCGATCTCCGCCGCATAACGCTCCGGCACCACCTTGTTGACGACGGCCCCGAACGCCTCATCCGACAAACTGGCCAGACCGCGCGCCGATTGCACGAAATCCCCCGTCACCGGCAAAGACCGGTCCGCCGCCGATCCGGGGGCCTCGCGGAACACCTTGGCGGCATCGAGGATGGTGCCCGACCCTTCGCGGATGTTTTTCAGCGCCGCCACCACGCGCACATCGCGCGGGCTCCAGCCGTCGGCTTCCCGGAACAGATAGCCATCAAGACGCGGGGCCTCCTCATAGCCCTGCTCAAACAACCGCGCCGCCAGTCCGCGCCTTTGGTGCCCATCCGCAATGAAGCGCTCACCGGTGGCGTTTTCCCAGACAATGACCTTGCCGCTGGCGGTCGGGTCCCACTTTTCTATCCCTTTCAGTCGCGCCGTCACACCGGACGCATCGCCATCGGCCTTGAACTGAAATGTCTCGGCATCAACCTTCAGCGCCATCGGATCGAAGACGCCGGAATGAATGGCGCGCCCCTGATAGACCTGAGTGGACGAAATGACTTTTCCGGGGGCGATTTCGAGTGGCTGGGCAGGCGTGGGCAGGTTTTGCAACTCCTGCCCGAAAATCGTACCTAATTCGGCCTCCTGCGGCGGGATGGGGGCATTTTTTTTTGCAGTCCTTACGGCATCGGTCGCGGCTTCATAGTACATGCCATCGCGGGTCGGTCCTGTCGCCGCCTCGTCGATGTCGGACATCTCCAGCTTCCTCAGCGCCCCGCGCGACGTGGGCTCGGTTTTCAAGAGCGACCCCAGCCTTAACCGCGCTGTCCGCGCACCCCATTCGGCAAGCTGTCCCCCGCCTTCAAAAATTGCGCCACCGACCCCACCGGCCGCAATATCAAATGCAGCTTCCCTGAGGCCGTATTCCGGGCCATTGAACGCTTTGGCCAGACGCATCCGCTCCGGCGTCTGCACGGCTTCGGTTCCGGCATTGATGGCCGCTTCTCTTAATATTCCGCCTACAATGGTCTTTGACGGACCGCCGCCCACGACAGACGTGAGCGCATTGTCCGGATCACCAAAGCTGCCGATGGCGCTGCCGAGGAAGGACGTCAGCGGCTTTTCCGCGAAGGCGTCCGAAGCGCGGGCCTGCGCCTCTGCGACCGCCGCGCCCGTCGCCGCTTTCAGCTCGGCCGACGTGCGGATACCGCCCCAGCGCTTCGGGTCTTTTTGCCGTTCCGTCGCTACCCACTTATCGAACTCGGCATCCGGCATGAACTCGCCCTGATGCATAAACGGAAAGTCCGCCTCGTCCCGGTAGGATTGCGGATAGACCGCCTTGCGCCCGGTGGCTTTTTCAATCGCCTGCGTATTGAGTTGAAGCCGGGCGCGATAGGCCTGCCTTTGCGCCCAGGGCGACGACTTCGCCGCCCCATTCCACCCACGCTCAACCGCATCCCAGAAGGCCACCGGGGCCTTGTTCTCCTTCTGGCGGCGCGGATCATTGGCCTCGGTCGGCTGGGGGGTCTGACCTACGGCAAACTTCATGGCTTCACCGCCTTCGGCATGACGCGGGCTAAAAAGGGCCGCGCCTTGTCCATGTCGATTTCAAACACCCGCCCATCCTTGCCGCGTACGACCGCGCCATTGGCCGGATTGATAAACTGATAATTCCCGTTCGACAGATATTCCATCCTAAGCCGGGCAATCTCACTGGCCTTCATTGGCTGGCCGTTGCTATAGACGGGGCCGCGTCCGGTTTTCTCCCATGATCCCCCCAGCGCCTTCAGCGCCGCACCCGCCTGATCCTGAGCCAGCCAGAACGGAACAACTGTGCGCTTGCCATTGAGTACGGGAACGCCGCCAAACACCGTCCCGCTGCGCTGTGTGGCCCCCAGACCGCCTTGCAAATAGTATCTTGCCGGACGACTGATCCCGGCGGCACGGTCCGCCAGCATGGCATCTTTGGCAACCTGCATGGCCGTCGCCAGAGCCTGAGGGTTATTGCGAAAGGCCGGGGCGTACTCCCCCTGAAGCTCGTCAAGGTCAAGGCCCGCTCCATCATATTTGAAATCCTTCATACCCTGACTGCGCAGCTCACGGCCCTTTTGAGCCGATGCGACCAGATTGCCGCCACCGACCGCGATCAGTTGCCCCTGATGTACGGCCTGCCCCGATCGCGCATCAAGGCCGATCTCCTTCATCAACTGCACAGACCCATGCGGCCCCAGCGCTTCGAGCGCCGCGGCCGCCAGTTGCGTCGCATAGGCCGGGTCCTGCTCAATCCGATCTGTATAATATTTGACCTCGGCATTGGTCAGCATTCGCTCCGGTACCGCATAGGTTTTCGCGCGCGTGCGCGCCAAAGCCGCACGCCCCTGCATAGCCGCGCCCCATGCGCCCCGCCCTTCCCCGGCAAAACCATCCGGTGCCAGCGCCGGCACGTCCTCGATGGCGGCGCGCTTTTTGGTGCCCCGCACATACTTCACCGGATCGGTGGCAAAGCCGTCACGGGTGTTTTCCCAGGCGATGAAATCCGGCGATCCGGGCACTATGCTGGCGGGCGGCGACCATCCGCCACCGGGCACGCCGTCATCGTCGCCGCCGCCAGAGCCGCCACCGATGCGGCGCTGATGCGCCAGAAACGACCCCGCCCGCATCCCATAGTGCGCATAGGCCTTGGCCTGCGCAATCAGGCCCTCATCGCCGGACGCCTGCGCCGTGGCGATCAGGACGTCATCGTCCACATCCTCACCCCAGCGGATCGCCTCTATCAGGTCGCGCGCCTTCTGCCCGGCCTCGGTGCGCGCTCGGTTTTCCGCCGCTTCACCGCGGGCGACAACGCCCTCCAGCTTGTCTCTCAGCGTATCAAAGCCCGCAATGTCGATACCGTCCAGCATCGGGTCATTGGCCGCGCGCCGCGCTTCGATGTCTTTCAGGAATGCCTCTTTCGCACTGGCATCCGGCAACCGTTCCGCCGCCGTCACGATCCATGATGATCGCGCCTGCGCCTGAAGCCCGACCGAAAGCCGCGCCAGATCATCGGCACCGACCACCCCCAGCCGGGTGTCATCGGCGGCAAAGCGCACACCCCCGACTTCAAATTCCCCCTTCGGACCATATTTGGCCAGCGTGTTCAGCGCCCGGTGCAGACCGGCCCCGACCAGTTGCCCGCCCTCCGGCGAAAAATCCGCCGTCTGGATCGTCTGGCTAAGCAGTTGCTCCTCGGCCTGCATGGCCACCTGAAACGCGCCGATGGCGGTTTCTTGCCGCCGCTTGTCCCTGGCAAGATGGATTTTCGGCAGATTGGCCTGACGTTGAACCTCTGCATAATTGCGCACATTAAGGTCAACATCCGTAAACCCACTGGACCCCAGTCCGGCCATAATGGCCTCAGTGGCCTTCAGGTATCCGGCTTCGTCTTCCGGATTGTCGATCAGCGCCTTGTCAAACGCGCCATTGATCTCGGCCTTGTAACTGGCGGCGCGCGCCTCCTTCATCGCACCATTATAGGCCTCGTTGAACATGCGGCCGGGCGGCAAGGGCTGCGCCACTCCACCCTGCAAATCTTTCAGCGCCGCCGCCTCACCTTCGCGCTTGGCCGCCTTGTCCGCCAACGCGCCGATACCTCGTCCGAACGCATCCGCCGCCGCTCCGAACGCCGCCAGCGGCCCGGCAATGCCGTTACCGACATCGAGCGACGGGGGCGTGTCCGTCAGATTGCGCCCCAGCGTCAGGCGCGGTATCTCAAGTCCCCGATCAGCCACCCTGACCTCCCTTGGCCACCGCGCCCGCTACATCCATCCCCAGCTTGATCACACCCAAAAGCCTACCGGCCTTGGCCTGCTCACGCATCGCCACCGCACGGGCACGGCGGACCGCCATTGACGTTTCGGCATTATTTCGCACGGTCCGCACCTCCCGATCCGCAGTCTGTCGCGCCACAGACCGCGCCTCAGTGAGGCTACCCGACGTCAGATCAATCCCGTTTGCTGAGGCCGCGGCCAGCATGTCATCCTGCACAAGTGCAAACTGCGAATTGATAGCCGTGGCTTTTTCCTGCGCCTGAATAAAATCCGTATTGGCGGCAAATTCTTCGGCGCGCGCCCCATCTGACAGCCCTCTTGAGGCTTGCATGGTTTGGGCAAATTGCGACAAAGAAGCGACGACGCTCATCCCGGTTGACAGTTTCGACAAAGCCGAGGTGGTTCCCGACGGCCCGGCCTGTCCGGCAGTCTGAGGTGATGGGCTGGCAGTTGTGTCTCGTCCCCACCTCTGACTGACAAATTGCTGTGCGGCCTGCATAGCGTCTCCTTACGTGTTAACCAGAACGACCAGTGCCTTGACTTCCATAGGTCCCGGCACATCCTGCGTGATTTCGACCTGACTGTCGGAGCGGAAGCCCGGAATGCCATCGACCTTGGTCCATCCGGAATAGGCTTGCGCGCCCGGCCCACTATCCAGCAGCGCTTGCGGCCTGCGCGTCAGAGGGACGGGCCACATGCGACCCCCAACCTGCCCGCATTTCAGGTTGGCGCTGGGCCCCAGCTTCATCTCGATCGTGCCGGCGCGGGGGCGTGAGGTCGCCCCGCCGCGCGGATCGGTCTGCAATACGCCGGGAAGCGTCACTGCACGCGGCTTAAACCATAATCCGGCCTCGGCAAAATTCACCGAGGCAAACGGCAATGTCACCTTACCGTCCGCCACAGTCTGGGTGCCCTCATAACCGCCATCGACATAGAGCATCACCTCACGACCTTCGAGATGCGACAGGCCGGTGATTTCCTCTACCACCCCCGTGACGCGCACCGACGCGTCCAGCATATGATCATCGTCGAAGACCTCAAAACCCATGAACGGCTGCCCGTTTTTCTGGCGGGTGACTATCGCATACATACGCCCATTGACCTCTCCGGTTGCGGCGATGAACGCACCGTCGGTTGTCGTTGGCGCAAAGCCAAGCACCTCCTCCGACGACATGGCCCACATGGCGGCCGCACCGCCGTCGCTGCGAACAATAAGCGCCCGATCCGGTTCATTGGTATTGATGGCCTGCCGATACCCCACATCGACAATGTCGCGCACAATATGCCCCCAAAGCGAAGACGTGGACAAAGACATGTACGACTGATCCGGATCGGAATAGGAAAACTCCATAAGCGACTGCGCGCCCGACGCCACAAAAACAGTGCCATTCATTTCAAACAGGGGCGTGCCTGCCGCCATGCCTATCCTCTGTTTGGCGCGGCGCACGGCTGGGGCTGGCGGCACAATTGGATCCGTTGGAAAATAAAACGCCCCGGCATTGGTAAAAACCTGCAGGTTCGGCCCCGGATGCAGCGCCAGTATGGAATGCTTCACATCACTGGCCAGATTGATGGAAATACCCGCCGCGCTCTTGGAACCCCGGATATCGAGATCAAAATATTCCCCAAGGCGCGACGCAACAATCGACTGACTGCGATATTTGAACCCGCCCATAAAAAGACGGTCGCCATAAAAGGCACCGGCGGCGGGCCAGCCGCGCGCCGCACTCATAATGGCCTCGCCGCCTTCCACGCCGCGTTGATAAATATCGACATAGACCGTGGCCGATCCACCGCCGCTCAGCGTCCGCCCCGCCAGATTTGAGACATCTCCGCCCCCCATCTGGTTAATAAATTCGACGCGATAAACATTGTTTGACGGACCGGAAACGGACACGTTTCCTTCGCCTATGGATGGCAAATCCTCAAGGGCCGCCTGTATATTGGTGGCCATGTTTGTGGCATTTGTCGTGATATAGGTCAGGGTTGTCGTTTCTTCGCCTTCATAAGTCAGGGTAAAGGTGTTGCCGTCGACATAATCCTTGAATTTGATGTCCTGTTTTTCGTTTACGGCACCGGCATTTGTGCCGTCATAATCAAACTTAGGAATATTTTTAAACACGGCATCGCGCACGTCCCATTGATCATGGGCACCCTGCCGGGTAATGCGCAGTGGCGGATGATTGACATGAAACGCCAGGAGCGTATCGAGGCTCTGGGTACGCCGAACCTTAAGCATTTCATCAGCCAGATAAGGCAATCCAAAGGCACAAAGGCGCTCATCGTTGCGATAGACCTCGGCATTGCGATCCGTAACGACGACCTGATAAAGCTGCGTATCTGTATCAAACGTAAACCGCCACAGGCGGGCCGGACTTAATTCTCCGGTTTCGCGCCAGAACCGAATGGCGTCCATCTCAAATACGCGCCCGCCCCAGTCGACCGAAGCCATCTTCACAATGCGCCATTGTGCAGCAGTGACGGTCACACCCGGCGCCGGGCTGACACGCCGCGTGCGCATCAGCGTGCCTAAATCCTGTGCCGCGCCAAAATCCTGCCATCCGCCGTTAAAATACTGGACCTTAAGCACAGCGCTCACCGTCGCCAGTCCGTCACTGGCCGATCCCCACGGATAGGTGGGGCTGGGGGCCGCAGGCGTTACGCCGCCCGGCAATATGGCCAGATAGTCAACAAGATCGACCATATCGACCGTCTGAGGCGCGGGAAAAACAATCTGGGCAATGACATATTCCCCCGCGCCCATAACCGACGTTGTACGAAAGCGAACAGCGTCGGCGGCGGAAAGCTGCGACGGCGACCCGCCCTGTGTTGTCGAAAACGTCGCTGCCGCCAGCGACACGGCTTCAATTTTTGACCGCACCCTTGATATAAAACGCAGACCCGGACGCCGCCCAAATCCCCCTTGCGGGCGCGACCAGACGTTCTCCGCCTTCGCAAGGCCCGTCGAATAGGCTTTAAGCTGCGTCCGCGCATCCAGTTGCGGATCCAGTTCACCTGAGACAAATATGTCCTGCCTGAGAATTTCCTGCGCCATATCGTCCTCAGGGGAAATCAATAAAATCGTAATCGCCGCCCTTGAACGGCCCGGGAACGCCGGACACAAACCGCGCATCAATCAGCGGTCCGGCGTCAAAACCGTACATCTGACGGTTCGGAGCCGCCCGACCGTCTTCCTGGCGCGCCGCCCGATAAAGCCCGCCTTCCCCGTCATCGGCGGGTGTGCCAAAGGCAATCGTATATAAATCATTGGCCAGACTGCGTTGTTGGTAGTATCGCGCCACTTCCGACGCAAAGGCCGTCACCACAAGCTTTTCAAACCACGGCGGCCACTGATCCTCAGGCTTATTGGCCGTGTATTCCGCCCATAATTCCGTTTCTTCCGTCCAGTATCGGCCCTCAATTTCAAGCGGGTATACCGGTTGGGTATCGGCCTGTGCGCGGCTGCGAAAGGCATGGACCACCCCAAGCAGATCACCGGGGCGAATGAAGGCGTGTGGCGCGGGCTGTACTGTCGGCAGGTCTGCATCGGAAATACGCGACAGGCGCGCAATCTGCGTCGCAAAAACCCATCTGTGACGCGACAAAAGCCAGCCGCGCGTCCGCTCATAGTTAAGCAGGCAAAACGCGCCGACCGGCGTATCTTCACTGATTGCATCAATTGGTTCGCCGCCAGCAAGTGAAATAGCGCCGTTACATATGTCCAGACTGGTCTGCGCCATGCGTCACCTAAAAAAAGGACGGCGGGCGTCGTCCGCGCCCCGCCGTCAAGTTGCCCCAGAAGAGGATCAGATCTGATCAACCGGCGTGGGTTCGCGGTAGAGCGAGAAGTTTTTCTTGGACTTGATACGCACAATGCCCTTTGCCTCGCGCGCCGCCGCCCCGACCTGGTTCCAGAAGCCGATAATGTCGGTCAGAGCCGTGCCATCGCGTTCCTGAATATTGGTGACTTCGTCATTATAGGCGGAAATCAGGGCGGACTTGGCATAAAGGAAGATATCCACGCCTTCGGCTGCATCCCCGGCCGTGCCGTCGGTCGGCAGGCTTTCGTAGGAGCGCCAGTTCAGATCATTCCACGGCAGGTCCTTGCGGTTCATATCTGCCTTGGCCATGTACGGGTCGAGCGAAAATTGCATCTTGTGGCGGAACGGCAGGACGCAGGTGACTTCTTCGTCCTCGAACATTTCAGAGCCACCCAGAAGCGCGATGCCTTCGGCAATATCGTCGAGCGTCGCGATTGTATTGTAAGCCCCCAGCTCGTGGATGGCTTCGCTTTCGTTCTTGGTGTTCTTGACACCGTTGACCGCCGCGTCGAACAGGACATTGCGGATCAGGCGGTCCTGCGACCGGAATACCGCTTTAGATGCCGCCCGACCATAGTTCTCCGCCAGCGAGATAGACAGCTTGTTCTTGTGCGGGTCCCACATGCCGAAGGCGACGAACTTCGGATCGGCTGACACTTCAATGAAGTCCATCTTGGCATTAGCCAGCGCCAGCTTGGCAAAGGCCGCGCTGTCGTACATTTCGACGGCCCCCAGACGCGGGAAATAGACCTTATCGCCGACGAAGGAGCCACCTTCCTCGACGGTGCCCCCCAGACGGCGGGCATTTTGCTGGGCACGGTCCTTCACCGTGTCCTTGAATTTCTGGACGAACCAGTTGGGAACTTGATTGCTCATGAAAAGAGGCCTCAGTTGGTGTTGCAACTGAGGCCACGCTAAGGTCCGGTTTTTCGCCGCAACGCGGGCTTAGGCGAAGGCTTCCATATAGAACTTGTCCGCCTGCCTGCGGAACGCGGGATCGGACTTATATTTCGGGTCCGCCTGCATATCGCGCGCCTGTTTTTGTTTCTGTTCCTGCTCACTCAGCGCCGCACCTTCTGCAGGCGGGTCCATCACCTTGTCCGGCCCCATGCGGCTTTTCAGATACTCAAACGCCTTCACCCCGCTGGCGGTCTGGGTGAGCAGCATCAGCTCGCCGAACATGCCGTCGTCGATCTCGCCGCGCGTCTTGATCGCATTGAGGTAGGTTTCCGCCTCACGCATCCGCGCTTCGCCGCGATCCCCCAGCGCCGCCTGCTCGGCCTTGACGTCGATGGCGGGCGTCAAAACACCGGTCTTGGCCGCCACCTCCAGTGCTGCCGCCACGGCGTTAAACTGCCCCTGCGTCCACTTTTCCGCCGCCGCGTGTTCGCGGATCGACTTCATCAGCGGATCATCGGTCAAATCCCCGACCAGCTTCTGCGCCTCATCGGACAGCTTGAACGCATAGCCGTCCGCCGTTTCCGGCACCTTGGCCATGTTTTCCTCATGCAGCATCTGCTCGGCGGTTTTCTCAACCGGCGGTGATGTCTCCGGCGGGGTCGAAGGCGCTCCATCCGGGGGCGTCGCCGCTGGCGGCGTCACTGGCGGCGTCCCGGCCGGGGGCGTCGAAGAGGAAGGATCGGGTTGGCCGTGGATCGGGTCCATTTGGGGTCTCCTGCGAAAGGGCGATAATCTCCATGATCATCGCAAAAAGCTGGTTCTGGCCCTGCCGCAATTGCGCATAGGCCATATAATCCGCGCCGCTAAGCCGGTGATCGACGGGCGCGCGCAATACGCTACTGTCCGCCAGCACTTTCAAAACGCGCTGCCCGGCGTCGGTGCCGAAGGTGGTCTGAAAATCTTTCAGCGTCCGACGGCCTTCCGGACTGTCGGTCAGCTTGGCACGCGCCGCCTCATCAAGATCAGACGCCATGTCTCCGGACGCCACCCAGCGGCGAATATCGTTCAGATCGGGATGAAACATCTCAGGCGACCGCCCTCAATCCGGGACCGCCGGGCGCGCCACCCGGGCCGACCGGCGCACCTGTTGCCGCCGCCTGCGCCTGCATATCGGCCATCATCTTGCCCATGACGCGCTGCAATTCGGCCCGGTCAAGCTTTGTCCGCGTGCCCCAGACCGGCACGCCCATGCCCTCGGCGATCCTGATCAGCGCTTCCTCAAGCGGCACGACCAGCTCAAGCATCTCTGGCCCACCCAGCCCCCTCACCAGCTCGATGAAGCGGACCGTATTCATCACGTCTTCCAGCAGTTGCGCCCGCGCCAGCGGCGAAACAACCTGCACCTTCAGCACCAGCTGATCAATCTTCAGCCGCTCAAAATCGACCAGCGTCACCTTTTTACGATCAAGCACGTCCAGCACGCGCGCGATAACGCCCGGCACAAACTCATGGTTCAGCCGTCCGAACGATGAGCCCGTCTCAAAAGCGAACTCCTTAACGCGCTCAAGGATTTCGGTTGGCGATCGCACGGCACCGGTAACGGGCGGAAGCTCTTTGTTCAGCATCCGCTTGGTGATATTGGCGCGCTGCTCCTGAAGCACCAGTTGCCCCAGATCAACCCGACCACCCAGATCAAGCGGCTCAATTGACCGGCCCATCGGCCCGCCGGTCCGCGCCACCCGGATCAATGCGTGCGGCGCCAGCCTGAGATTGTCCGGATTAATCACCCCATCGTGCAGCACCATCAGCGGCGGCGCCAGACTATAGGCCGCCGCCTTCAGGATCATTTCTACGACCTTGTTTGACGTTTTGATATCGGGCAGCGCCATCATCAGCGGCCCACGGCCCCACGGATCACCCGATGTCGTCCACCACCGCGGCACATTCCACGGATTAACGCGGTTCACGCGATCTACAACCGTGTGCCACCCTTCATCCCTTACCAGAACATGAAAGCGGAATACCCGTTCAGCACTGTCAAAATAGCTGGCTTGCAGGATATCCACCGCCTGCATCGGTTTTTCGGCTATAATTTCGCGGACCTTCATCGGCCATTGCGCATCCGGCCATTTGCGCATCAACTGATGCGCCGGATAGCTTCGTTGCCAATAGACGTTTTCGACAATCCCCGACGGCCCCTCTTCGATCCCCAGCGCCCAGGGCGGAACCGAATTCCAGATCAGCGGGTTATGATCATCCCCTTCGGTTCCCAGAAGCGCGCCGGTTCCCAATGACAGATCGGCATAGGTTTCTTCCGCCGCCTTGTGAAAGCCCGACGCGTCGATGGCCGCATGCGCAATCTGGGTCACGCCGGCCAGCTCGCGATTGACGTCTTCCTGTACCTCCTGCGCCACCAGTGGCCCGGCCTTCAGTTCAAACCAGCGCTGAAACGGCGGCGTCAGGTCCGATGACAAGCGCTTGGAAAACTTCTGCACCCCGTCCATGCCTGTGCCGTCAAACACATAATCGAAGTCAGGACGCCCTTTTTTAGGGTCTTTGCGCCAGGGCATACCAAAACGGATACCTTCGTCGATATAGGGCTGGATGCGCGCCCGGTGGCCCTCGGCCTGAGCGGCGCGGTCAGTGATTTCCTTGTCCGTCCAGTTCGCCATGAGGATCAGCCGCCCAGCGTCGACGACAGACCGGCATCACTGCCCATAAACGCCGTCGCCCGGCGTCCGCCCGCGCGTAACCTCACGCCTGATGACGAACGACTGGCGGCCTGTAGCGCCGCCTCTTCTTCCGCCATACGGTTTTGTTTGGCCTGGGCGTCCATTGCCGCCCGCTCGGCGTTCTTTTGCGCCTTTGTGCGCATCCCGAAAATCGTCTTCACACTGTTCACGGCTGAAACCTCCGCACATATGCCAGCACTGCCCCCAGCGGATGATCCGTCTCCCCGAGGGCCTCGAAGCCGCACAGTGCCGCCAGCCGGGCCCCGGCAACGCTTTGCGGATGGATAAAACAGCGCACCTCTGAAACCTGCGCCTCCAGCGTCACGATGCGCAGCGCCCGATCGACCAGCCGCAGAACCGGCCTCAGATGGGCTTTCAGCGCGGGACCGGCCCCAAACCACGCTTCCGCATAGCCGTCTTCGGGCCATAGCCCGGCGACAAGGCATAAGGCCCCATCCCTGTCGCGGATCGTCATGGCCGCGCCCCCGGCAATCTGCACCGCCATCTGCGCCAGATACCGCCGCCGCACGACCTGCGGCCGCCCCAGATCGTCCAGCACCTCGGCAAAGTCCAGTGCCGACGCATCCGCCAGCCTCAGCTCAGACGTCAAAGACATTAAACCCCGCGTCATAGCTTGTGCCGCTGCTATTCCCGCCATAGCCACCGGGCCGCAAAATGCCGTTCTGCATCGACCACCCCGCCTGCTCGACGCCGCGCTTCGGCTGAAACCGGTCATACTTTGCCCCGGCGGTGACACCCGCACGCCCCACATCCCCCAGACATCCGTATTGCAGCGCATCGTGAACGTGCGAACTCGCCGTTTTCTGGGGGCGTAAACGTTTGCCCTCTGCCTTTGGATCGCGCGGCTCGTATTTGTAGTCTGAGCTAAAACCCCGGCGCAGCATCCGACACGACGGATTGATGATCAGGGCGGGCGGGCGACCGGCTGGGTAGAGCAACCCGCGCACGGCATCGAGGCGCAGTTCGATTTCATTTGAGGGCGCTGCCACCACGGGAACGCCCAGTTCGTTAGCGATAATCTCGATCATCGAATATTCGCCGTTCTCGCGGTCAGCCCCGTAAAGCATGGCTGGATCGCCATAGCCGATAGTGAGGCTACAGCCGCGAAAGCGCGGGAACAGTGCATCCTTTATTGCCTGGGCAAATCGGCGCGGCCCCACACCGGTCATCAGGCGGCGGCGCTTTGGATCGTTTGGATCCCACATCACCACCTCGGCATAGACAATCCGCCGCCCCAGCGCGTCGCGCCCCATGATCACCGCCGCCGGCGTTCCGCCACCGTCCAGACCTAGGAAGATTTCAGACCCCGCTGCGGGCTCCATTTCGATGGTAGCCACATGCACATCAGGGTTGAAGCTGTCGTAAACCACCTCCCCGGCAACCGACGCCCCCCATTTGTTGTAAATCATGCGCCGCACGTACCAGGGCGGGTTGTTTTTGGCCTGTACCTGGTAGTAATCGTCATCAAGCCGCTCAAGGTTTTCCGCCAGAGGGTTGGTTTCCAGCGTCCCCTCGATCAGGCCGCCCGGCTGATCGAAGAAATCGAGATCAGGGCGCGGGCTATCGACGCACCAGTCGTAAAGCCAGCTATCGACGTCCGGCTTGTTGAACACCCCCCACACGCCTTTAGACACCCGATAGTCTTTGTGGGGCCAGCGTTTCACCCGCCCCGCCAGAAAGCCCATAGAGCTTTCCGGGATGTTATCCATTTCGTCGAGAAAGATACCGGTGAGGTTCCAGCCGCGGGCGACCTGTTCGACCGTATTGGCCCCCATTGCCTTCATCTCGACCGTGATTTCGCAATCGCCCCGATCGACCACCCGCCCCTGCGCATCGAAGATCGGCGCGTCCGGCATCACAAATTCGTGCGTCGCCGGCCGATCATCCGAACCGACAAAGCGCCCCATGTCCCGCGGGAACCACTCAAACCAGCTTGGGATGAACTGCGAATAGAGGTTTCGATACGTGTCGCGCAAAACACCGAACTTGACACGACGCACTTTATCGGGGAACGGTTTCTGGATCAGCGCGCCAAGGGCCATTTCCACACACCCCGCCCCCGCTGTTTTCCCGGAACCGACCGGCCCCGCCACAAAGCGATAAAAGGCCGAACTCGCGTGAAACCGCTTCAGCGTCGGCGATGGGACATAGGTTTTGATGTTGTCGAACATTGGCGGAAGATGTTTCCCCACCCCGACCCTGGGGGCTGTTCAGACCTTGGCCGCCCCCTCTTTTTGGCAACGCGCTTCGTGCGGGACGCAGGAGAGAGGAGGGTTTGGTCGCGCCGCTTTCCGGGGGCCTCGCGCGCGCGCCGACCGGCACCACGCCCTGAATATTACATGTGGTAATATGGTTTTCTGAATGAATGCAGGGACTTGCCTCGATTTCCGACTTCACCCGTCCGACTTGACCGGCAAAGTGACGTTCAGCACCTCGCCCTCGACGAGCTGTCCACCGCCAGAATTTCCAGCGCCGCCCCCGCGCGCGGGAAGAGAGACCCCTTCAAACGCCAGATTGACGCCGACCGCCGCCGCCACCTGAACAGCCTGTGGCTGGCGTTGAGCCACATAGGGCGCGACCGCCTCGGCCATCCGCATTTGCAGCTTGAACAGGTCCAACAGAGTGTCGGCGTCCGGCTCTTTGATCCCGATCGACTTCGCCAGTTGCGCCGGCGTCATGGAATAGGCCTCCATCATGACGCTCAGCGGATGCCGATGTTGCGACAGGAGCCATGCTGTCACTGCCTCGGTACGCCGGTTTTTGCCGCGCGTGCGCTTCGGCGCAGCCCCGACGGCTTTCGTCAGAGGCGACGGCGCATCGAGCTTCCCTGTCTCCTCCTCGTGCAGAACGTCGAACAGGCTGGACTGGACTACGCCCTCCTCTTCGGTATGCGCCTCCAGTGCCGTTTCGAGCCCAGTCCGAACGCCGCCTGACATCAAAACCCCCTTAATTAGGTGAGTTTGGACGATGCCAGACCGCAAACCGCCGCAACGCCGCTCCGGGGACACTCAAGGGACTTTCATGGGGACTTATATCTATATGATTTACTTATAGAAATAACCATATGTCCCCCAAGTCCCCGCAATCCCCGCTTGCGCGCATACACGCATCACCGCGCAACCGGTTAACGCCCATGAAAGACACGCGCGCACACGCCCACGTGCGCACATATGAGGGGACTGCGGGGACTTGGGGGACGAGGCATGTTTTCCTGATAAAGAACAGAGACTTATAAGTCCCCGCTAAAGTCCCCTGACCCATATCGAGGCGGGGACTTGGCCGGAAAAACTGAGCCGCCCCAATGGTTTACCCTAAAGCGGCTCCGCCGTACAGGGGTCGGGGTGAAAAAACAGAGGCGTTCTATAATCAGGGTCGGGGTGTGGGGAGAGAGGGTTATGCGGAGACGCCGCGCATCGGCGTGCTACCTCGCGGCGCAGGCCCTGGGCGGCGCGCGTGGCATCGGCCGGGGATGTGGCTGGCCTGCTGTCTCGGCACGCCGGCGGCGTCGGGCTCTCCGATAACGGGTTGGGGCGCTCCGATCGGCACCACGCACTAGGAAAAGGCTTCGATGCGCTCCGACCATTCGAGGAACAGCAAAGACAACATGCGTGTATATTCGCGCTCTATATTCGATGTAAAAGCAGACGGGCCCTGCATATAGTCATGCAGCATCCCCTCGGACAGTCTCGAAAAATGTTCGACACGCTTTGACGAGCTGACGCCGCTAAGAATAAGCGGCATGTCCATCTCAGATATGCAGCGCGCACATCTCTTTGCCAGCGGCCGCGCCTGCGCGTCTATTAGGGCCTGCGCCGTTTCTTCTGACGTGCCTGCATATTGCTCCAGCAACTCATCGACCGCAAATTCCTGACAGAAGTCGGCGATGCGCCGCGCCCACAGCCGTCTGAGACGCATCCGACGCCACCAGGTGGGCGCCCAGCCGACGAGCCAGCCAATGACGCCAAGGATCGCCCCACCGGCACCCGCCACAGCTATATCACGCAACATAGGCCCCTCCCCGTCTCAACTCAGACGTGACAGGATTCGTGTCCACACGCAAAGCCGCTTGACTTGCGTACAATGATGTTGTACGTAGTGATTGCGACGCGGGGTTGGCCCGCTCGTTTTTTTAGGGATGACCACTATGCAGACGCTTCCGATCAACTTCACCTATGACAACCAAAACGGCGCTATGGACAACGGCAGCGCAGCAAGCGCCGATGAGGCCCTGAGCGTATACAACGCTGCGGTTGATCATGAATTTACAGACGGCCCCGCAACCAAGGCCACGTTAGCTTCGGTGGAGGTCGGCCGCTTTAAGTCGGCTGACGAGGCTCAGGCTTGGGCAGATCAACAACTGGGCGCAGGCGTGCCCCAGGCGGTCTGGGGCGGTTATGTGGTTTTCGTCGAAACATGGAATGTTCAATGACACCATTTAGCGTCATGATCGAACTCTGCGGCCTCTCTTTAGCAGAGGCCGCAGCCTTTTTGGACGTTCGCAAGGACACTGCGGCCTCTTGGTCTAACGGCCGACGTTCGGCCGGGCCCGACATAATCAACAGGCTGCGGGAGCTTCACGATCGAATTGTCGATGCGGCGGAAAGGTCGATAGACGCCATAGAGGCCGCCCCCGCGAACGCAGAGATTGAAATCGGCTATCCTGCCGACAACACCGAAGCCAAGCTACTCGGCTTTCCATGTGTCGGCGCATGGCGCGCCATGATGGGCAGGGTTATCGCTGACATAGACCGACCGATCAGCCTCGTGCCGCGCGGGTCAACGCCGGGAACGGCGGCCGCGGCGGACGCGGCCGGGCGTTGAAGGAGCACAAACAAAAATAACAAAACCCCCGGATCACTCCGGGGGTTTTTTCGTGCCCCAATCCCTGGGGCTGGGGCTGCGCTCCCATGACCATTTGGCCCACTGGGGCAGGTCGGCCCAGCTCACGCGCGGATCGCCGTTGTCATAGGTCGGTTTGCGCCGGCAATCTTCCTCATAGGCCTCTTGCGGCGTATAGGTGCGCGCCTCACTCATCGACAGAGCTCCCGCTCCATTTTTGCCAGCGCTTTATAAACCCGTTGACCTCGAATAGTTCCGCGCGCGCGCCCGCAATCACCCGCTCGGCCCGCGCGATCTTCTCGACCAGCTCTTTCCGCCGCGCTAGGGCGTTGTCGATGGCGCTCTCCGACATCAGCACACCTCTTCAAAATACCGGTTCAGAAACGCATCGAGGCCATCCGGCCCCAGCGCCAGCACCTGCCGGATGTCTTCCTGCTCGCCGGTGCAGACAGTCAAAAGCGCCTCATCCGTCAGGCTGGAAAGAAACGCCTCCATTGCGGGCAGGCCGTGCGTGTCCTGCTCGCGCTTCAGCAGCCACTGCTTGATCTCAGCCTCAACGTCCTCAGGCGAGCGGCCGCGATGTATGCCGCCATTATCCCCGGCGATCTCCAGACAGGCGCGGGTAATCACCGGATAAACTTCAGTAATCGAGAACATCCCTACTCCTCCTCAAATCCGGGACCCTCGGTTAACCAGGGCGGCGGGGTTAAATCATCATCGGCCGGATCGTCGATGCCGGCGGCGTCACGGGTCACTATGACCTGTCCTTCGGGGTTCAACCGGGTCGGGGCGACCGCCAGAGGGGCGGCGGGCGGCGGCGGCGGCTTAGGCGCGGCTTTGGCCACCTCCGGTGCCGGGCCCTCGTCCATGTCCTCGATGCGCCACACAAAGAGCTTCTGGCCCTCATATTCAGCATCGAGCCATATCTGAGTGACCTTGTTCGGGCTGATGCGCCGGCACTTATCGACGCGCTGCACGCCCGTGGCCTCCAGCGGGTTATCGTCATCGACCTTGAACCCGGGCGCACCGCGCAGGACGATCGACCACGCGCCCTCGCCGCCATTGGCCTGAAAATCCGTGCCCTTGAACAGCTTTGATACCGCCGGATGCTTGGGCGGAATGGCCAGAAACGCCCGCCCGGCCCGGTCCTTCACCACGCTCAAACCGGCCCGCTCGAGCTTGGCCTGATACTTTTCCCAACTTCCCGGCTCCGTATCGCGCAACATGTTGCGCAACACCTGCGCCACGGTGGGCGATCCGTCGCTGGTCCATGCCTGCGGCTGCGACTGGACGATCATGTTGAAGGCCTGCACCCATGCCGGCGTCGTGTTCTCATATTCAAAAAGCGCCTCTTTCCGGAGCGCCGACGCCCATTTGGCCCGCTTTTCCGGAGCCGCGATCTCGTCCCCCAGCACCAGATCGGCCCCAGCCAGCAAAGAACCGAACTGCATGGCCGATCGTTCCGTGTGCCCTTCGGCCTCCAGCGCCTCTTTGTAGGCATCCAGCGTCTCATGCCACCGCGACCACTGAGAGGTCACGCGATGCACGATCTGCGCCCCCAGCTCACGGTGCTGCGCCTGCGTCAGCTTGGCCAGCTTCTGCCCTTTGAGCGGATGCAAGCGCAAAAACGCCAGTCGCTGCATGTCCTGCCCGCGCATCGACGGCGGGATGATGGCGGAAAAAGCGAAACACCCGCGCAGGGTAAATTCCGCCGCCTTGTGATCCGTGCCGCCGCGATAGGAGGTGCCCCCCGACGCCGCGATCCGCGCCAGCTTCATCACGTCCTGCGCCTTTTCATTGAGCGCATCGGCCTCGATCTCGTCGAACATGACGCCCACGCTATCCTGATTGATCAACTGACGCAGCGCCGCGGCCGACGCATCGACGGTCGAAACCAACCGCCCCGGAAACATGGCCTTGATCATGTTGAGCAGCGTTGATTTGCCTGTCCCTGCATCGCCGGTGATAAAAATCATCGGCCGCCATTCCAGCGCCGCCCCGAAGATGGCGCAGGCGATCCACCCGACCAGCAGTCGCACGTCGATGGCCCCGCGCACAAAATTCCACGTCTTCAGCCGATCCATAAGCCCGACAATCTCGTCAAAATGACCGGGTCGGGGCGGGATGACCCTGGGGCGGCCGGGATAGACCATACCGTCGATTTCACCGGGCTTCATGACCTGCCCGGCCTGCAATAACTGATCCCCCAGATGCTGGATCAGATTGTCCTGATCATCCAGCCAGCAGCCCAAGCCCCGCACCTTATCGCGCGCATCAAAGCGGCCCTTGTTCGCCGCCGCCTCCTGAAGCGCCCAGGCGGCAAACTGCGGCGCAAAGCCTTTCCACTGGCCGTGCTGATTGATTTGGGGGAAGTTGCGATAAAGCCATTGCAACCGCCCGGCAAACAGGCCCGATATGTGCATCTGCCCCATCTTAGCCATTTCCATCGAAATGAGCTGACCATGCGGGTTCAAAAACCAGAAGATGGTGCCGTCCTTATCCTGCCCCAGCGGGATAACCGGGCAATCCTTCCCCAGTTGCAACGCCGGGCACACGCCCACCTCATCATCCGGCTTGATAATGGCGCGCCACATAATGCGGTATTTGCGCGGGCCTTCCGGCTCCCCGTCATCCTCGGCGGTTTCCGGCTTTTTCTTTTTGCGTCCGGACGACTTGGCCCGGCCTTTCAGCGTCTCAGACACGGCCGCAAGGCTGATGACCTCAGCCCCCTCCAGCGCCTCTTTGCCGCGCTCTAACCGCGCCTCCAGCTCGGCGTCGAGGCGGCGGCTCTCTTCGATAATCGCGTCCAGATCATTGACTTCAGGGGTATCGGGCGCGCCATCCTGTGGCGGAAGATCGTCGTTCACGCGTTACCTCTGATCAGATCGTTGAAATCCTTGCCCTCCGGGGAGCGGGCGATCCTGACCGTAAGGCGGAACTCCCGCGCGAAACGCTCAACCGCGGCGTCAAGCTGCGCCTGAGCCTGCGGTTTCCCCCAATCGTTATCCGCCGCGATGGTCAACGTGTCGGCGCACGCCGGCGGCGTCAGGCTCATCAGGCCGGACAACGACCCCGCCGCTATGATGCGCTTTTTGGGATCAATCATGGCCAGAGACAGGCCGTCCTCGACGCCTTCGCAGACGATCACGTCCTCGATCAGGCCATTGGCCACCGCTTCTTTTTCCGAAAGCCCGCTGGATCCGCGCCACAGACGGATGACGCAGCCGTGACTGGACGGCCACATCTTGCGCGCCGGGCGCTGACGGCCCCGGCTATCGACCCCCAGATCAAGCTTTTTGGCCACGTCCCCAGGATCCAGAAACGTCCGATGCACTGCCCCAAAACTGCCGTCCGCCTGCGTCATGGCCGTGCATAGCGCCGGGCCGATATGGATCATGGCCCCGTCTTCGTAATAACGTGCCTGCGGTTCAAAGCGCACCGCACCGGGCAGCTTCCCCAGATATTTGAAATCCACCCCGCGCGCCTGCAGATAGCGAAACCCGTGATGAAACTCTTTCAGCGGCAGCGCTTTCAGCCATTGCGCCTGTGCCCGCCGCCGATCCTTAGCCAGTTCCGCCTCGTACTGCTGTTCGCGCGCCTGAGCCCGGCGGCGGTTTTCCGCCGCCTGCCGCTCCCACTTGTCGCGGTCAAAGCCCGGCTTGCCGATGCCATAGCGGTCGCGCGCCCAGCTTAGTGCCTCCCCCAGGGCGTCCCGATCGCGCCGGCCGCCACTGAGGATCATGGCCACCAGCCACAACGCGTCCCCCTTGGCACCGGAACGAAACTCGATCCACGCCCCAAGGTTCCGCTTAATGTCGATATACAGCTTCGGATCACCCCTGGCCGGATGGTTCCACGGGCACCAGGCGACGATCGACCGCCCGGATTTGGGCCGCACAAAGCGCACCTTCAGCGCGCTCAGAACGTCCTCGATCTCCTCGGCGATGCGTTCGGCAATCTGGCCCGCGCTCTGCTCGTCTCTGTTTTCCGGGTTACTCACAACCGCCCTCTACCCACGCCATAAACTGGCGCTCCTGCGCCCAGAAATCGTCATTGCCATCCTTGCGGCGGCGCATCCGGCCGCGCTCGATGACGTACCCCGCCATGCCCGGATCAAAGTCCGGATCATCGGCATCGGCCTCGCCGTCGCCGTCCCGGGCGCGCAAATACCGCTCGCCGATGTTTTCGACGTTCTGGCGGCTGGTCCCGACCACGCCACCGACCACGGTGGACGACAGCCGCAACACCACATAGGCCAGCGCGATCCCATAGGCGCGCGCGGACTGCGCCTCCCGCTCATTGGACCGCAAGACGTGCCCGCTTTTCAGACCCCGCGCGTGCGCCGCCCACTTCAAGGACGCGATGACGAGCCCCAGCTCAAACACCGTCGTCGATGTCGGCGTGACCACCTCCGGCCCCTTGACGCGCGCCATGCCTGACAATGGCCCGCTGGCCAGCCCCATCCGCGCCCGCGCCCGCTCCATCGTGCGGCGATAGCGTTCGGCGCGGATCCAGTCGATCAGGTCGGGCCGCAACACCTCCGCCGCCACCCCGCTCACCCGCTCGACATCGAACACCCGCGCCTGAGGCACCTCACGCCAGGATCGCACGGCTGTGTGCGACCTCAGCCCCAGCGCGCGCGCCAGAGGCCGAACACCGCCAGCCTTCTCAAGCGCCTGTCGCAAGCCCTCCATCACGTCCAACCCCTTCACAGAAGATCGGCCCGGTTCTGCCAGGCGTGTTCGTGATCAATGAGCCGGGTTTGCGGCTCCACAGAGCGCGCCTCACCCTGCACGTCGTCATGAAACCCCGACGATCCGCAAGCTCGTTTTTTGAGATAGGTCATGCACTCGTGCGCCAGGTCGATGGTCAGTTGCCGCCCCAGTGCATCCCCGCGCTCCAGCTTTTTCGCCACGACCACAAGGCGATAGAAGGGGGAATGCAGATTGTCCTGCTCGGCTTCCGGCATAGGTGTCCGGTTGGCGATTGTCGCCGCGCGCCGCAATGGCGCGATATCGACGACTTTGGGATTATCAAAGCGCAGGCCCTGATCAATCAGATCGGCCCAGATGCGCTCATGCGAAGACAAAAACGGCGCAGGCATATCTATCGCTCCAGCATCAAATGAAACAACAACCGACCAGAACCCAAAAGGCGGCGCAAAACAGCGCAACCAGACACCTCACCTGTCCCTTAGTCATGCGCCGCCTCCGCCCGATGCGCATCCCATTCGACAAGGATGCGGCGAACCTGATTTTCATTGAGCCGGTCATTGACCTCCAAATGGCGGTTGGCTTCTTCGGTGATGGCCTTCACGTCGCCCAGCACGTCGCGCATTTCCGAAAGCGTCTGGCCGAAACGGCTGCACAGATAGGTCATCTTGCGCGGGGCCTTATCCGACACTGGCACGGGCAGAGACTGGACAATCCTGGGCGGCAAGGACGGGGGCAGCACCGGCGTCACCAGTTGACGCACCGGCGGCGTGATTATCTCCGGCACGGTTTCGCGCACCGGCACGACCTCAGGGGGCGGCGGAGACGGACGACCGATCTTAAACCCATCCGGACGTTTGACCTTGACCGAGGTCGCCGCCTCGACACTCAGGCGCTTTGTATCCCAGTGCGAAAAGCCCGGACACGCCGCATGAACCTTGGGTAGAATCTCCGCCGCAGGCAGTCCTGCTGCCCAGTCCCGGCGAATAACCTCATAGGCGGCTTCCCAGCCCTCCGGCTTTGCCGCCTTACGCTTTGAGCTATCCACGGCGCCCCCCCCCATCTGGGTTTGCGGTTCTGGTGTGGGCGCTGGCAACTCCAGCCGCTTGCCCTCCGTGGCATGAGGACCGACAATGCTGCAATGGCTGCATAGATCGGCCTCAACCCACCAGCACGGACCGGCCTCCGGGTGAACGCAGGCGTTTGTTTCCGTGCATCCGCACACCCGGCAACGGCGGAAAATTCCTCCCGCCTCAACCTCCTCCGGATCAAAGGTGTCTCTCTCCTCCCCTGCGATAGCGGGGGAGGTGGCGGCGGGCGCTTGCGTCTCGCCGACGGAGGGGGCCTCACCCACCTCCGGACAATCGGCGCGCCAGCTTTCAGCCGGTTCCGCAGCCACGACCGCCGGTGGATTTAGAAAACGGTCTTCGACCCAGTCATTGCCAACGCCGGGGTTTGAACCGTAAAACACGCCGGGGGCACGATTTTTGATCCGATCCATGCGCGCCTTCGCGTCCGCATCCCTCCGGATCGCGCGCGCCATTTCCTCGGCATCGTAGGCCAGTTGCTGCTCGCGGCACGCTTCATCTTCGGCCTGACCGGCCTCGAGCATGGCGACCAGCGACCACAGCCGCGTGTTTTCGCGGATCAGAGCGTCGATACCCCCCGTGACCATCTGTCCGGAATGCGCCTCCAGCGCCCGGACGAGCGGCTGCGTGAGATTGTAAACCGGCAATGGCCAGTAACCACCATCCCCCGCAATCAACTTGCTCGCGTCACTTAAGCTTGACGCGATCACCACCATATCACCGCTGACATAGATTTTGTTCCGCACATGGGTCATCACACCCGCTCCTGTTGATTTCTGGGGGAATTGTCCGAAGACTTCTCAGGCCAGTCTTCAATGGCCACCTCACCGCGCGTGTAATCGCGGATGGCCTGCCGGGTACGAAACACCGGCGGGCGATAATACCGGCTCAAAACCGGCATCAGATTTTGCGAAAGCCCGCTAACCGACACGCCAAGGATCGGGGCCACATCGGCCACATTGAGGTTGCGGGCCTTCATCCACCCATAGAATTTGGGCCGGACAACCGGGGGCGGGGGCGGGAATGAGCCATCTTTGCGCATGAAAACTCGCCAAAAAACGTATGTCGCATTGATGTGAGAGGGTGATTTGGCGTAATCGTCAACACACTGGCGTATTTTATTCCATTCATATGCACATTTTTCACTCCACTCCGTTGCGCCAGTCTGGTGGGATGATGATCCCGCCACCCCCTCCGCACGACACCGACCTCGAAGTCATAGGTCAGGCCCTCGCCCGGCTGCGTAAGCAGGCGGGCCTGACGCAGGCGCAGGCCGCTGAGCTGGCGAACATGGAGCAGGGGACATGGACCAAATACGAAAGCGGCGACCGCAAGCGATTGCGCAACAGCGTGGTTCAGACCAAACTGGCCGAGGCCCTGGGCTTTAATCTCGACGATTTCGAAGCCGCCATCGAAGCGACCCGCCGCGGCCTGCCCCTGTTTATCAAGCCAAGCCAGTCGAGCGACACCAATCTCCCCGCCACACTCGTCTCACACGCCGCACCGGCCTATGGTCAGGCAGGCTTTGAGGTTCGCGAAAGCCCACGCCCGGACGTCATTGATTTCACGCGCTATATCGACACAAACACCCGCGTGCTGCGCATGTATGGCGAAGAGGTCGCGCCCTATGTCGAACCGGGCAGCCTGATCCTGTACCATCTCGTCACACCCGCGCGCCGCAATCAGGGCGTCGTGATCAAAAAGCGCGGCGGCGAATACCTGGTGCGCAAATACATTCGCCAAAACGCCACCCACGTGGAATGTTACCGTTTCGAAGCGCGCAACATCGACGGCCTGACCGCCTATGTCGAACTGCCCGAACAGATTGCGAACGCCGCTATCGAAGGCGTCTATCCCATCATGATGCGCACCGACTAAATTCCATTCTGGAATATTTTTGGCGTAATGGCGTATTTTTCATATTGACATTACGCCAGAATGGCCGCACCCATAACGCCGTAGCAGACGACGTTATGAGGATAACCCCGTGGCACGCGATCTACCCAAACCACGCACCCGCGCCCTGATGGCTCAGGAAACCCGTGACCGCATTGTTGCGGCCGCGCGCGAAACCTTCGACGCGTGGGGCTACGAAGCCGCCGATATGCGCCTGATCGCCACCAATGCGGGCCACTCGACCGGGGCCATCTTCGCCCACTTTGGCGGCAAGGCGGACCTCTACCGCACCATCTATGGCCACGATCCGATCAGCCCGGAACTGGGGCGCGTGCTCCTCTCCCGCCTCGTCGAACTGGGCCACGGCACCGTCGAAAGCCTCACCGGCACTGAGGCGGCGGCATGACCACTTCACTGGATCGTCAGCGCATCAGTGCTGCCCTACAGGCAAAGGCGGAAACCGCACCTCCGACGCTGGCCGCATGGCTGCGCCATAAGGCGCGTCAGGCTCTGCTCGACCACCACCCCCTTCATCTGGAACCGGTCTGGAGGCTGCCGCAATGAGCGACACACAGGACCTCACCCAGTTGGCCGCGCGCCTCGACCGCTCTGTGTCGTGGACGCAAAAAAACTGGCGCACCATTGCGGGTTTGCCCGCGCCGTTCATCGGCGCGGCTAAGGGTCAGCACCCGCGCTGGCGCACATCCGACCTCGACCGCTTTTTCCGCGGTGAGACCACAAACGCCGGGCCCGCCCCGGCGAACGATCCCTTTCCGCGCGCGCCCGTCCCAAAGACACTTGAGGACGGGCGCGCCGGAGGCGAAGCGGCGGGGGTCGCCCCCCCCCCCATCCCCGGCTCCCGCCGCCAAGCCCTCCTTTCGGCCCTGACCGGTTAAACCCTCAGGCCAACCCCCATCCACTGAGCCTCAAAACCTCAGTCACCGGTCGCGCGCGCACGACCGTTCGGATAGCTGCGCGCTTTTTTTGAACCCCAGCAGAAGGAACTGCTCATGACGACCGAAACCCTCGTAAGGCCGGAAGCCGACCCCGAAGTCGCCACCACGGCGGAAACCCCGGAGGCCGAAACCTCGGATGCCGAGGACGGCACCGGCGAGGAAGAGGAAGCCGAAGAGGAATAGTCCTCGCCACCCCCGCCGCCGGCGAGACGCGGCGGGGGTTTTTTCTAGCGCCACGCATCACAACCATAGGAGTTAAAATGTTCACCAATTTCATCGGCAAACTCGTCCTCGTCCGCTCCGGTCAGTCGGGCGTGCACTACGGCACGCTCGCTTCGGTCGAAGGCGACACGGTGCGACTGACCGGCGCGCGCCGCCTCTGGTACTGGAAGGCCGCGAAGTCGATCAGCCTGTCGGGCGTCTGCAATTTTGGCATCAATCAGAGCGCCTCGCGCATCGCGCCGGAAGTTTCGGAACACATTGTTCTCGGCGCGTGCGAAATCCTCCCGCTGACGGACGAGGCCGCGGCCTCGATCAAGGAGGCCCCCATTGCCGAAGCTCGTTGATCTGCGCGCCGAAGGCGCAGCCAGTGCCGAGCATGGGCTTCAGGCCCATAGCGATGGCTCTGGCTATGGCTCTGGCGATGGCTCTGGCTCTGGCTCTGGCGATGGCTCTGGCTCTGGC